TCTAGCAGACATGTTATAGTAAATTCTATATGTTCCAGCAGATGGTATAGCCAGAGTTGAACCAGGTAAATCTGCATACGATGAGGAGTTTGTTGTTGAACCTGAAGTTGGATAAACTGAACCATATTCCGGAATAACATTTCCATAACCAATCTGTTTCCAAGTTAAACCGCTTATTCCAATAACGAATGCCGTATTTGCAGGAATATTACCATTTGCTTGATAAAGAACATTTTGATAAATAACCAAATCATTTTGTTTATAAGCCACTCCTATAGACCAATTTGATGTTGGTAATGTCGTTGATTGTGATGATAAAGTCCATCCCGAAGTTGCACCTGATGTGAATAAATAAACATTACCCGCATTTGGTCCGGTCGCTATTGATACCTTATCACCATTTGTTGGTAATGTAAATGTAAAATCAACACCGTTATAGTCGGCGTAATCATTTGCGTTTCCAACAAAAGAACCTGTTAATCCCGATACCGGTACAATATATCTACCAGCCACTGATATATTATCAGGGTTTGTAATTGTATTATCAATAACATTTAATGAAGGTGTGATAACACCATTTGGATTACCGAACCATACTTGAATTGTATCGCTTTTTAATGCGGTACCAATATATGTCTCACCCGTTAATGTGATTGACCCGTCAGGAGAAGCGTAATAATTATATGAAGGAGTTAAACCCGTAGTTGTTGTTGATAATTGACCCTCAATAGCCACACCAACTAATTCTCCTGTCGCTCCTGATGTTTGAGCAATACCAATAATTGGTTGGTTTTCAACCCCAACAAAGTCCATTGGATAAATCTTACCATTCTCACCTAATCTAACCGCTCTACCTTGTGTTATACCTGTAAATGCCTCAAATAAAATAGGTTCATTTGTAGCATCTTCTCCTGAAGTTCCACTTGTTCCTGAAGAGCCTGATGTACCACTACTTCCTGAAGTTCCTGAAGAACCACTTGTTCCACTTGTCCCTGATGTTCCTGAAGAACCTTCTGTTCCGCTAGTTCCACTAGTTCCTGATGTTCCATCCGTTCCACTTGACCCTGATGTTCCTGAAGAACCCGAAGTTCCTGAAGTACCACCTGTCCCACTTGTACCTGATGTTCCACTTGTTCCTGAAGAACCACTATTACCCGTTGAACCTGTAACAAATGAAATAATATTATTACTATCTAAAACTAAAGTTCTTGTTGAACCTGTTAGTTGTTCCGGGTTTAATATTCTTAAATTATTTACAACAGATGATGATAATAGTTTTGATTGTGCCGCAGTTAAACCTTGAGATTGTAAAAATGTCTCATATCTAATCGCACTTGGACTAATAACTAAATTATATCCCGTAATATCATTCAAAGAATATACAACTCCCGCACCAATTGTAATAATTGAAGTAAGTGATGATGCTTGAATTGAATCCGCAACAAATATACCTGATGTTACATTTATTGAATTTGAGGTGCAATTCTGCATATATAAAAGTTGAGCAGACGAGGTAATCCCCGACCCCTCAATTTGAGTATCATAAATATATAAAGGAGAATTTGTAACTGATAAATTACCTACAACTTTACTATCTTGTAATTCGTGGAATGTTGTTCCTGATAGAATTAAATTTTGACCAAAAGTCATATTGGTATAATAATTCCCTATCGGCCCCGGATTACCAAATGTTGCGTTTCCACTAATTCTAAAATTATTTAATTTTTGACCTGCAGTTGTTGAAGTTGTTGTTCCGGTGATAGTAGTATTAGGGCCGTTTCCAATTATATTAGTATTGTATTTGTTAAAATTAACACTTTCGTTATATTCACCTCTAACAAGATGAATTAAATTACCAACACTAATCGCAGATAAAGTCGCAGTTATAGTTCTTTTTGGAGAAGCATAAGCACCAGTATTAGTATCAACACCATTAACTGGGTCTGTCCACCATTCCAAAGAATATTTGTAATTACCTCCATCTGTTCCACTTGAACCACTTGTTCCTGAAGTTCCATTAGTTCCTGATGTTCCTGAAGTACCACTTGAACCTGAAGTTCCATTTGTTCCACTTGTTCCGGATGTTCCATCAATACCACTAGTTCCTGAACTACCTGATGTTCCCGAAGTTCCTGATGGTTTATCAACAATTATGAATATTATATCTTGGTTATTTGAAAATTGAGTTGTTCCACTAACTAATGTTACCGGATAAGTCCAATATGTAGAATTGTCTGTAGATTGTCCTACGATAAATTGTTGATATAATGTATGGTCTGATTTGTCTTGGATAGTTATTGTTGAACCTGAAGGAATATAAGATAAGAATAAATCAATATTATCCCCACCTGCTCTAATTTCACTTACACTAATAGATGTTGCTCCCGTTTGTGATGAATTGTCCCAAATAATATGTGTTGAACCAGGGTCTCCTGTTGTTATATTTGTTTTTGCTACATAATCAAATAAAGCATTTGATATTCCACTTACACCACTTGTTCCTGAAGTTCCATCAGCACCTGATGTTCCTGAACTTCCACTTGTTCCATCCGTTCCACTAATTCCCGATGTTCCATCTGTTCCGGATGTTCCGTCTATACCACTAGTCCCTGAAGTTCCTGATGTTCCGTCTATACCACTTGTTCCTGAAGAACCCGATGTTCCATCAATTCCCGATGTTCCCGAAGTTCCGTCTATACCATTAGTACCTGATGTTCCCGAAGTTCCGTCTATACCTGAAGTTCCACTAGTACCTGAAGTTCCATCAATACCTGAAGTTCCACTTGTTCCGTCAATACCACTAGTACCTGAAGAACCATCAATACCTGAAGTTCCTGAAGAACCACTTGAACCTGATGTACCCGATGTACCCGATGTATTTGATGTAATTGCGGAATATGCGATATTATAAGTTATACCACTATATTCTACAACGAATAATGTATCATTTGTTGGGGTTGAGAGATTTGATAATTCAGCGATTGTTTTTCCTGTAAGTGCCATATTATATTGTATTATTGTAATTTAATCTTTTTATGTATATTCTAAATATTGATTTAATCCTACCGATAAATATATGTTAGTCCCAACTAAAATCGGGTTAATAAGTTCAGGTACGATAGGGGTAGGAGTAGGTGTAGGGGTAGGCGGAGCAGTAGGAGTTGGTACAATCGGTGTGTCCTGTGGAACTACACCACCTTGTTGTCTATCATTTATTGGAACTAAATCAATCCTTCTATATTTAGATTTTTTATAATCCCACGAATCCAAAGGGTTAGCGTTTAATGGAACTACTTCACCCATAAAATGAGTAGGTGCATAAAAGGTTTGTTGCTTACCTAATACACCCCAAGTTTTACTATCGCTTTTTCCTTTCTTAAAATTCTTCATAAATTGAATTGGCTAAAAAAAAAGGGGAGAATGTCTCCCCTTATTATATATACTTTATTAGCAAGGACAACTTGCTAATGTTAAACCTACAAGTGTAGATGATAATGAATTCGCAAGTTTTTTAGCAGGCTCTTTTTCAAAGCCTTCTAATAACAATGTGTATCCATTTCTATCTGCAAATGCGGTTCCTGATTCTGCGGTACCACTTGATAAAGCCATACCAAAATCTTCTCCCAAGTAGAATATACTACCTTCATTTGTCTCAACAAATACTTTCATATTAGTATTTTGAGCAAGTAATTTAATTTGATTTCTCGTAGATTGTTGCAACTTTAAGAACACTAGGTTCACTTGTTGGTTATATACTACGGTACCATTCTCTAAACTCGCTTGTATGTTTTCAACAAAATTAGATGTATTTTTCTCCACTTGATATGTATAAACAGTACCGCCAGTGGCTCCTACCGTTAGTATTTCTTGGTTAGCATTTTCAGTTACACCAGTAACACAGCCTGCTACGATATATACCTGCTTAATACCACCCACTGCGTCTCTACATCCTTTACAGATGTTCGCAGTCGTAAAACAAGATGAAAAACTCATAATTTTATTTTTTTAGTTTAAGTTTAGTTTATGCCAATCCGTTAGTAATAACATATTCAGGCCATGCAATCTGCACTCCCAAGTTAAAGTTACTTCTTAATCTAACTTCATCAAAATCTACCGCATACCACATTTTTAATGTTTCAGCGTCAGACATTAAGTTTACACCTAATACCATATAACCTGCAGGTGCCAACATCATTAAGTTAGAACCATTCAAACCTCCAACAGGATGAACTAAAATGTTAGTAGCCGGGTGGAATGTTTTGAAATCCTCATAAGACGATTCCGGATTATAGTGGTAGTAGTTAGCCGTTCTGTAGTTGATTAAGTATTTACGATAGTTAGCGTGAGACATAAATACAACCCAGTCAGTTCTATTTACAACATCATCAGGGATTTGCTCTATCAAAGCATCCACTTGAGATAAAGCAGTTGTTGAGTTTAACGCAGTTTGACCTGTTACAACGATACCACCAGTTACTGTAGATGTAGTTGAACCTTGTTGTCTAACTAATTGTTTGAACCCTGAAAAACAAGTTGTTCCAGAATCAGCACCCCAAATCAAATTCTCGCAATATTGAGAAATTTGTTGAGTTTTTAAGATTGAGATTTGTTCTTCAAATGGAACACTCTCGTTATAATCTCCCGGTTGTAACAATTGTCCTAACCAGTAATCATTTAGGTCACGAGGACATAAAGATTCATTCACCTTATACTGACAGGTAGTAATGTTTCTTTGAGTGTAGATAGTTGTTCCGGATGCATCCCATCCACAAGTACCTTCTTGAACATAAAGGTTTGAGTTAAGCAAGTTGATTGCTTGAGACCCTACGACACCAGGTTGAACTTTAATAATTTTTGCAGTTTCACCTTCAAGAACAGCCTTTCTGATTAACTCACCCCCAACCTGGTCTGTATATTGAGCCAAAGAAGATAGGTTGAAATTAAAGTCATATTTTTTGTTTGCCATAATTTTTATTTTATTTTGTTTAGTTTATTTAGTTTATTTTGTGTAAGTACTTCGTCTTACTTTAACTAACTGACTAATGTAATCATCCTTAGCCGCGTTAAATTCGTTAATAATGTTTTTTGATTGTCTAACAGGTTCTCCCGCAGGTTCCTTTGAGAATTTCTCAACTTTAGATTTCATATCCTCATAATTAGACATCATTTCTTCCATTTTACTCATTATGGTATCAATTTTCTCCATAATAGTTTTTTTGAAGTCCTCTTCTATCTGCCCTTCTGTTTCTGTATTAGTAGTTGATAATTCAGGTGCTTCCATACCCATTTCTTCATCAGTTTTAGGTAATTCTACACTTTCTTTTTCGGTGATTTTACCACCTTCAAGTTCAATTTTCATAACAGTCCCTCCGTCCTTAAGGACAATTTCGTGCTCGCCATCTGGAGCAGGAGTTTCGTTACCATCAGCATCAACTATTTTTACATCATCACCAATTTCAAAATTAGGTGATTTTAACATAGTTCCATCTGCTAATGTTGCTTCTGCAAAGCTTAATGTTTCGTTTTCCATATCGTATTTTAATTCTTTGACTTTTCCGTCTTGTATTTTTATTTTGGTAGTATCCTCTAACTCATATTCCCCATCAGGAGCAGGTAGTTGTCCGTTATCCGTAATTGTATAAATATCGGCATCTACGGCTAATTCACCATCACAGATAAGTTCTTCTCCTGTTCCAGCGATTTTATATGAATTAAATTTATATAGGCCCAACAACCTATTTATTTTTTTGATTGCATCTTGGTAATTCATCTTACATCTTTTAATATTTGTTTTATTTCTTTAAGTATTTCGTTGGATACTGAACTGAACTTAGCCTTCTCCATAAAATACCCTTGAACTGAAAACCCTTTAAGTTGTCCGTCCTTTACTTTTTTCCAAGTATCTTCATCATTAACTTTCATCGTTATCATCCAAGTCCCTTTCGGGTAGTTCATACCGAATATTTGTTGTTTATCTTTTTCTTGGTCATCAACAATCCAACTTTCAACTACATCCACACCACTTAAGAATTTTCTTCCGTGTTCAATATTTGTTCTATTTAGCAACCTTTCTTGCATAAATTTTTGTTGAAGTTTCTTGATGGTTTCTTCAGTAAAATAAACATAATATATTTCACCCGTAATTTCATTTCTTCTAATAATCATCTTGTCCGGAACCATTGCAGGCCCGACTACTAATTTTTGTTCGGTATTAAATACTGAAAAAGTCATTTCTTCATCTATTGCTGACATCTTTTCCGGATGTTTTTCACACGGCATATAAAGGGTTTTATCACCATAATTATGTGTATGCGAACCTTTACATCCAATCACTAATGCTAATGATTCGGCATCTTCTTTATTCTCAAATAAAGGTAATGAGGCTAATACAGGTTTTTTAACTAAATCACCACCCACTTCATCTACATACGATGGTAAAGCACTTACATCAGGGTTAGACGCAAATCCTGTTCTTGGTGGTGTATTTCCTGCTGCAATTGTTGCGGTAGTTCGGGTGTCAGGCCCAGGCATTCCATCCTCATCAATAACTCCCCTTTCAACTTTATCACTATTGATAATCCTACCTTCTTTTCTATAAAGAAGTTGAACCCATTTATGTCTGCAGTTATAAGAACCTCTCCATTCAAATATATCATATCCACTCGGGCCTATACTATTAACATCTCTATTAGACATCTCTTGGATATCCTCAATCCTGAATACTCTTCCGGCCTTCATCATTTCAGCACAGAATGACCTATTCTTTTCATCTTTCGGGCCAACATATTTATATCTAAATCTAATCTCATCCGTATCTTGAGCGGATGGTTCATTTGCGTTAGACAATATTTGAAATTCTTTTTTATTTACTGGTTTGATAGAATCAATATACCACCCTTCTTTTTCCAAAAACCCTTGAGGTTCTCCGTAAGCGTGGAACATTTGTATCACCTGTGGAATTTCATCGTCAGATAATACATAATGAGAGCATTTCTCGTTATCTTTAGCGAAGTATTCAAAGTTGGATTCGTGAGCAGGCATTTCAACTAATGCAATACCATCTAAACCACCTTGGTCATCACCATCTTCAATTATCAACTCTATTATTTTCGGGTTCATACTATTATAAATATCAATTTATGTTAAAGTGTTAAAAATTAAATGGTGGAACGAGATTTAATTGCTCTATCCATCATCTGTTGGTTTGTAATATCTCGGGCAACAACATATGTTTTAACTGGTTCAGGACTATTCATACCACCCAACGAATTCGCTAAATCATTCATAGCCTGACTTGAACTATCAGCCGATACAATACCACCTGCAGCAAACCTTCTACCACCACCTATTGCGTTGATTGTGGATAATAATGGTTTGAACATTGCGGTTGATGATGCGTTGATTACCGATTCACCATTTGATAATAATGCGGGGATGGAATCACTTGTTCCGGAACCAGGCCCCGATACAAACCCACCTCTCGCTAATCCTCTTGGTCTTGGAACTGCAACACCTGCATCTGCTCCTCCACCTGAACCACCTGAAGCACCGCCCGCACCTGGTATTGGTGTTGCGATAATATCTCTAACCGCCTTAAAACCTACCGCTCCTGTTGCTACGGCTTGAATGATTGCATAACCGGGAATAGGTTTTTTAGAGAATGCCGCTAATTGACCGGCGATGGCAGTATATGTATTGATTAAAGATGCCGCTACCGCCATAGCCTTACCCGCAACGGTATTCTTCCCGACGATATCTGCAACTGCGGTAATCGCATTTGCGGTAGCCCCAAGAAATGCTTGTTGTGCTTCAAATTTCCTTCTTTCAATTTCAATTTGAGCGTTTGCGTTTGCTTCATTATTCGCTGTTTGAGCGTCTTGAATTGCTTTTAATTGTTCCACTTTAAGACCTTCTTTAGCAAGTAGTTCCTCAAAGTATATTGCATCCTGTTCTTTCTTTTGATTTAATATTTCTTGTTGTCCTTCAAAATCATCACCCGCCGCTTTCATCTTTTGAACGAATGCCGCATCATCAGATTTCTTTTGTTCTTCTTGAGTTTTTAGGAATGCCGCAACATCACTATCAACTCTTTTTTGATTTTCAGTTTGAACGGTTGTTGTTAAATTCTGTTGTTCTATTGCGATATTCTTAAGTCGTAATATTTCCCCATCTGTAAGTTCTTTCTTTTGACTTAATATATCTTTTTCATTTTGGAGTGCTTGGGCTTGAGCCTTGAATATCTCATCTTGGGATGCTCTCGCTTCTATGGAGTTCTCACCATAAATTGCTTTAGCCTCATTATAATTTGCGGTTAGTTGGTCTATTTGTAATTTACCGGCATCCTGTAATTGTTTTAATTCTTCATCAAATGTCTTTTGTCTTGCATCCTTATCAGCCTTTAATGCTTCCTCTACCTTTTTTGCGTTCTCACTTCTTAATACTTGTTTTTGAGCATCGCTCATTTTTTGACCTTGAATTTCGGCTTGGAACCTTTCTTCGTATAATTTGGTTAGTTTTTCTTTTGAAGTATTTTCCGCATCTGTCTCAAGTTTAATTTTTGCTTCAAGGTCGGCCTTTCTTAATGCTAATGCTTCGGCTGCGGCTTTTGCGGCTTTATCAGCGGCTTCTTTTCTATTCTTTTCTCGTTCTTCAGCATTTTTCTTATCAATCTTGGTCATTTCTTCGGTTCCCTTATTGAACCTATCCCAAGTTTTGGTTGTATCATCAACTACAGATTTAACACCATCTTTAACCGCATTAACACCATCGGTAATACCTTCTTTAATTTTATCAAAATCTAAAGTAAAAATACCTTGCAATACTTTTCCGTAGGATTGTGCTAATTTGAATTGAACGGTAAAAAAGTTTTTAAGGAATGACCCTAATCCCGCGAAGGCGGTGTATAATCCACCAATCGCCTTAATCAAATAAGGCATTCCTTTTAATGCCAAATCAACAACTAAATTGAATACTGGTTCAAGGGCGGCGAATATACCACCGAGTATTTTTTGAAACCCATTCATTATAGGTTCCAACTTTTTCATTGCCTTTTCATTTTCAGTAAATGCTGCGACTAATTGACCCACTAATGCAACAACTAAACCAATACCAGTTGCTTTTAACGCTAGTCCAAATTTGTTAGTTGAAGATGTTATCGTATCAAGTCCCCGACCAAGCATTCCTATAGGCCCTGGTGCTGATGCAAGGGTATCAATAAGGTCTGCGGATTGGTTTGTTGCTCCTTTGGTGACATCTTTGATATCCGCCATTCTTTGCGACACTTTCTTATATTCCTCACTACCCGCAACAAGTTCTTTTTGAACCTGTTTTAACTCTCTTAAGGTCTTGAGGGTATCACCACCTTCAAGAGCGGCTTTAACCCTTACATTCAAATCTACATTCTTTGCCATTTCTTACTTGTTGTTTTTTGCTATATCCAAAATCTCCGGCAATACTTTTAATAGAGATATTGCTTTATAGAATTTCTCTTTATCATAAATGAGTTCGTCATTTATCAATCTTCTTAAATCACCAACATAATCTTCTTCTTCCATATTATAAAATATATTTTAACACTTTTTTATCCACATTTTAACAAGAACCTATCACAAATATTATAGGCACACCACCTTCTGTTGTTAAAGTTCCTTCACACGCACATAATGAAATTCCCAAATCAGGTTCCAAAGTATTAGTTTGAGGTAAGCCATTACAATCTATCCAATTTACAGTCATATTACCAAATAATGCGCTATTACTAACACTATATCCAATACAAACACATCCAAAACAACTATTTGGGTCAATAATTTCAGGACATAACTTTAACCCATTCCCCTTAAATGAACTATAAACACCACAAATATTCACGCTTCCACCAGCACTTAATATATAAGTTCGGGTTGAACCAACACAATCTATATATGTAAATGTTGTTTCTGTTGTTCCTGTATTTTCAATAAACATATCAACACACCTATTATCAGGGTTTAATTTTTCTGTTGTCTCTGAACCACTACATCCACTAAATGTTTGATAATTTCCATAAATAATATAGTCGTTGGGGATTACTCCACCTATTGTCCTATTTACAGAAAACCAAACATTTTCATATGTATAATTTTCATTGTATTCTGTTCTAATAACTTTATATCTTTTTTCTTGTTCAAAAAAACCAATATTTACATATTGACCTTCAAAGGCCCATAATAGATAGTTCAAATCTGTATTGGAATGGATAATCTCACAATTATCATCACAACTAACTAAATCGTAATATAAGGTAGGAGTTGGGGTATAATCCCTTGTAAGTTTAACTAATTCAACATCACACATACCAGGTTCAATTAGTGATAGATTACTTATCTTATTGATTCTAAATTTAGCATTCTTAATAAAGATTATTTCGTTAGTATATAATTGAGATACTTCCCAAGGCTTCAAATATATTTTACAGGTATAAACCTTATTCTCCTCTGATATTAAATCATCAATATAATCTTTATAATACCTATCGTATTGAGTTTCAACTTCAGGATATACTAATTCATCTGGTGTAAATACCGTTGATGCGTCATATGTTGTATAATGTGAAAATCCGGATATTGCAAATGGATAAGTCGTTAACCTATTGATATTTTGTAAATCACCCATAGCGGTTAAACCCCGAGCATAAAATGGATTATTTAATCCAGCATATCTATAAAATACTGCACCTTGACCTGTATTACCACTTGTAAGTGGAACTGATTTGAATATCATTCTTGGTAATGAACGGAATGGTCTATATTCAAATACTGACCTACCATTATTATTATTTTCTTTTGTAACGAAATAACAAGGTAATGCAATATTTGTAGCACCACTGGCATTCAAATAATAATCTGTATTTTGACCTAATGTTTGAGTTAAAGGTATTGTAGAGTTTTTATAATCAACTCCCAAATCAATAATCTTTTGACCGAAGATTTTATTTGATTTAGTGTTGTATTGACTATTAACAAAATCTTTATCTATCTTGTTTGCCGCAAAGATACTACCATTTATAATACTTGTTGTTGGTTTTAAGGTTTGCGGACTATTATAATCAACTTTATCAGTCCAATCTAACTGCCTCCCTTTACCAATCCAATTTACTATAGGTTCAATAATTAGTGTCTTTGGCTTAAATGGATGAGGAACAACAACCAAGTTAAACATTTTATTCACATTTTGAATAAACTCAATTTGTTTATGGTCGCAACCCATCTCTTTATTTAACTCAATCGTTACTGGTAATACAACTACTTTATTTACCGTTGAAATTCTTATTTTTGATATTGTTGCACCTGATGAACTCCAATCAACACTTATAAATTGTAATGATGTTTCATTATTGATAAAAATTATTGGATTTTCAATATTATATGTTGTAGTTGTTGTTCCGGTTTGCGGCCCTAATCTTGGATTAACGACTATATTTATTGGTGTATATGGAGTAAAAGGAGGAACTGGATTCCAAGCATCTATTTCTCCTGGGGCTGGATTATTAAAATAATTATATAATTTAACCTGACCCATAAATTGAAGTGTAGCACCAGTTGGATTAGGAGGTAGATTATACTTATACTCAATTTCAATTTTTAATTGGATTGCATTATTTGGTGATGTTGGTAATGCAAAAACATAATCAGTTATTGCGGATAAATCAGGTCTTGTTGGATAATCCGCTGGATTGATAGGATTTATACCAATACTATCTATAATTAAATCTTTTGACTTAAAAACAAATTCATTATTAGTCGTAGGGGTAGGAAAAGTAATAATACGAACATCAAAATAATCTCCCCCACCTGGTAATGTATCACCACTTAAATTCAAACTAATATAATCGTATAATCGTGATTGCGCCATATATGGTGAATCCGTATTAAAAGATAATGGTAAATAATATCTACCAAAATAATCACTATCAAAAAACTTACTTTCAATTTGATAGTCGGCTTGATTTATAATCAATTCATATAACTTTCTTGCTCTAATAGAAGGTATTAAATAAGGGGAACTTAATGGAGTATATTGATTATCAAAAAACCCTGGTGTTCCCGAAAATTCCAATAGAGGGGTTTGATTTACATTGATATCTCTTATGGTTCCAAATGTATTACCAGTATAGTCATAACCTCTTTGACCTATAATATATTGAACATCTCCATCAGTTATAGGATTTATATATGTGTCGGAGGGGTTAAGTATAGATGTTGGATGTAAAGACGGGTCAACCCATAAATTACCAGCAACATTTTCATTATACAAACTATGGTTTAATGAACTTGTATCAACATTACATAATGCCTTATCACCAATATTTGATGCCAAGTCCCCTACCGATGAATAAAAGGTTACAGAATATATTTTCTCCCTAACATTTATGGTAACCATATTTAATCTAATATTACCATTGAATATTTCATACCCATCATAAATCAGTGCCGCTTCAAATTTCCTTTTCGGGTTCCAATCCAACGCAACAGAGTTTATATCAAAGAAGTAATTGAATATCTCGTTATTGTTATTACTACCAGGGATTTTGAACTCCTGTGTAAAAGCCGAGTTTCGTTTTGTTATATCTTGTATTTCAGCGAATGAAAAATCTATTGTAACATCTTCATCACCATATAGGTCAAGATATTTTTGTTGTCCATCAACATATGTTCTAATCTGTAATCCCATTATTATCCTTGTGTTCTAAATCTCTTAACACTTCCAAATTCAAGTGTTAAATTATATTGATATATTTTTTGATATTGTTTTTGATATACGACAAAATCTGTCTCTTTAATTACGACCGGAATTAAATACTGGTATAATCTAATCTCACCTAAATCACTTTGGCAATATTGATTTGGTATTGTTGTTCCGGTAATGATAAATACATCTTGAGACATAAACATTTCTTGCATAATTGTTGTATCCGCTTCATCCATAAACCAAGTATTACAATCCCAAGAATAACTCGCATTCTGCTCAAATATCTTTTGTCCCCTATCCGAACTACCTCTTGCGTATAATTGTTTGTCTAATGAAGTTTCTTGTTGATATTTTTTCCTTTCCAGTGTAATCTTTTTGGTGTTCTTTTTCCCGAAGGTATATGTATCCCACATTCCTCTACCATTCATAAATAAAATATGGATTGGTTCATTGATGCAATCTTGGGGTTGTATCCAGTATTCCAATATTTCAGTGGTGGCACTTGCCATATCTAATCTATTATTTCGGTTTGAGTTATATGTTGTTCCATAAAAACAAACCTTCTGTGAGTTGGTAGGGATTGCGTTTAATGTATTTCCTAATGTTACATTATATGGTAAATAGAAATTTAACATCTTAAATGTTGAGTTAGGTGGTTCTTCGGTTGTTGGTAATGTTGTTGTTACTCTATTTTCACATTCCGCAGAATATGTATAAGGGTCTCCGTGATTTAACGCTCCCCTAACCGCTATTGAATATATATCATTCGTAAAGTAATCATTCTTACCATTTAAGAATGATACAATCATAGGACAATCAGGGTGATGCATTCTGCGTCTAACATTTGTAAATGACTGACCATTTGATTGAACCACAGCACATTCTGTTTTACCTGCAGCATTCATAAACTCTTGAGGGCCCGGACATTCTTTAACAGGATTATATCCATTACAAAGTCCATTATCCGTTAATGTACTATCACCGCAAAGACCTAAATCAATTATATCAACATCAATATCAGATGATATACTACCTACACAAGCACATATTTCAATACTTCCACCACCAATTATTATTCGGGATTGAGGATTACCACCACAATCATTCCAAAATACAGTTCCACTAAACAATTCAGGATTTATAATTTGATATGAGTTACAAATACATTCTCCACAAGGGCCGATATCAATTACTTCAGGTACCCCACCACTTGTTCCTACAGTACCTATACAAGCACAAGTTGAAAATCCAATACCAGGTTGTAAAATATTGGTTTGAGAAAGACCATCACAATCAATCCAATTCACATTCATATCACCAAATAATGCTATATTAGTAATACTATAACCATTACAAGTGCATATTGGCTCACCACAAGTACCTATATCAACTATAGTTACAAGAGCCGCGGAATCTATAGTTCCTTCGCAAGCACATAACGATATTCCTTCATCCGGAGCTAATATTTGAGTTTGAGAAATACCCTCACAACTAATCCAATTTATTGTTACAGGGAAAAAAGAAAGGTCATTTGTAACTTCATATGACTTACAAACACATTCACCACAAGCACCTATATCAACTACAGTTATAAGAGATAAAGAAGTTACAGTTCCTTGACAAGCACATAACGAAATTGCTTCATCAGGAGCCAATATTTGAAATTGATTACTACCATCACAATCAATCCAATCTACTTGTATACTCATAAAAGATTGGTCATTTGTAACTTCATATGACCTACAAAGACATTCACCACAAGGACCAGATATAACTATGTTAGGTGCTCCCCCATCTGTTGTTATACTTCCTTCACAAGCACAAGTTGAAAATCCAATACCAGGTTCTAAAATAGTGGTTTGAGGATTACCATCACAATCATTCCAATTTACAGTCATATCACCGATAATTGCGTCATTAGTAATACTATATCCAAGACAAATACACGCTGGAGTACAAGGGCCTAAATTGGTTATGGTTATATCAACATCAGAATACACACTTCCCGCACAAGCACATATTTGAATACCTGCACCCGGGAGTATTATTTGACTTTGAGAATTACCACTACAATCAGTCCAATATACTGTTTTCTCAACGAAAGAAAATTCATTTGAAATTGCATATGAATTACAAGTACATCCACTCGCACCTATTACAACTGAACCTTCTAATGCACAAAAGTTATATTCAGTAGATGCGCTTACATTGATAAGCACTTCTTCATTATCACAAGTTGTATATTTGATTTGAACGGGAGATGAAGTTAAATTATTATAAGTATAATTACGACATTCTTTCACACCTGGTTTTTGATAGACATGCCTAAATAAATTATAATAATACCATCCTTGATTATCTACTTGATAAAAGTTAGCTGAACCAGTATAACCGCTACCCAATGAACCATAAGGTAAGAATGGTTCGGGAACCAACGAGTTATCAACACCCGGAAATATTGTTACATAGTCAGGTTGATATGATGCATTTGGATTTACATCTGTTACGATTGTATTACCTGAAGTATATTCACAACCAACAACACATCTATATTGAGCGACATGCCATAGTTGATTAAGATTTGGATTTCTATTTCCTAATGGTGTTAAATTATAACCATTGTATTCTCTTGCTTTTTCTGCGTTGGCTAAAGTTATAACACTATTTTCATCTGCTACAAGATTTAGAAAAGGATATGTTTGTCCTGTAAATCTCGGGTTTGCGTTTAAGAATGTTCTAATAATCTCACCAACATCCATTATTGCTCTACCATAAGTGTTTGGTGCCACTTTAAGTCGTGATGCCAATTCTTCGTTTAACCCTTGAGGTTTGAAATATACATCAACAAGATATTTGAACTCTGGTAAAGTATGTCCTGTTGAAGATAAGGTATATATATGTTCCGCATTTGACGGACTTATAGTTAGTGGTGATTGTTCTACATTTATTATAATACTCATTGTTTTACTTGTTTGTTGGGTCTATTATTTTGGCGAAGAAATCTTGAACATCAACACCTAATGCCATTAACGGGCCATCCTCATAATCTTTAATGAAATCAACAAATGCGTCGTCATAGAAATTAGTTGGGGCAATACCGAACTTCTGTATATTCTTACTAACCGCAAATGCCATTCCTTTAATGTTAAACTTTTGAAACTTACCTGTCTTCTTATTTTTATTAAATCCTTTATGTCTTATCCATTCCATTAGTGGTTTAATTGGAACATACTTACCAGGCTTTCTACCATCATTTACATTCTGCCAGTAATCTAACATACTGATAACAATGGCATCTTTTGATGCATCATATTCAACTTCAATACTCTTGTATAGATTACCCGTCTTACTTTTCATATCC